GCCCAGGGCTACAGCTCACCCAGCCCGAAGCCGTTCAGGGCCCCGCCCACCATCAGGGCCCCCCGGCCTCCGCCGAAGCCGCCGCCGAATCCCCAGCCGCCTCCGCCGATCAGCAGAAGCAGGATGATCCAGGCCCAGTCTCCTCCGAAGAAGCCGCTGCCATTGCCATTGCCGTACATGGGAGCCACAGGCATGACCATGCCGGTGCCGTTCTCGTCAGTAAGTGCCATTTGTCTACATCCTTTCGTGTTGTTGATATATACTCACCGTCTATGCGCACTTGACGGATGGTATCCTTATCTGCCCAGCATCCTCATGACCTGCTGGAGCCTGGGCGAGCCAACCTGGCCCGTCCTTAGAAGGTGCTGCGTGATCTGCTTCGGATCAGTCATGCCAGAGGGGATGCTGAATCCGTACCCCTTCAGATATTTGGCCGGGTCCGCCTTGATGGTCCCGATCTCCTTCTGCATGCTCTGCTGATCCATCTGGGGCCGCTGAGCCCGATTGCCTAAACTCTCGAAGATACTCATGCCTCCGGCACCTCCTTTTTCTTCAGCTCCTCCAGCCGCTTCTCCAGCTCATCCCGCGTGACGAATGAGCCCAGATCGATGGGCTTCTCCGGCGGTGCCGGGGGCCGCTTATCGTAGATATCGAATGTGACCTGTCCGGTCATGCTGACCGCCTTGACCGCGATGAAAGAGTCATCGCTGGCGATAATCATCTGGGTGGCTCCGGCAGGCACAGGGAACTCCTTTGCCGCCTGCTCGCTGGATGCCGGTACCACCTCAACCATGCGGCTGCTCGGCTGCTGCTGGGCCTGTTGCATGGGCTGAGCCTGCTGTGCCGGTTGGTGCTGCTGAGCCATGTACCGCATATAGGCCGGATCCTGCCAGTACTGCTGGCCTGGATAATCCGGCATAAACTGTCCAAACTGGTTGATCATCTTTTCTCCTCCTTATGCCAGTAAAACTGCGGGATCTCCTGTGTGGAGTCCCAACTGTCGAAGACGGTCCCGTCCCGGATCGTGACCACATGTGTGCCAGTCCCGACCACGTAAGTCCCATCCGGGTGTTCCTCCGCGAAGTCGCCAATGGTGTAGCAATCTGGGCACGTGTTTGGAATGGCGTGCCGGTAGAATCCGTTTTGCCGGAGAACGGATCCCCACACGCTGTCCGCGCTAATTACATCGTTCATCAAATACCCATTCAGAGCCGCCAGCGCGTAGGCCGTTTCCCAGTCTGTATTAAGCGCGACAGACAAGGCCCTCACAGAACAATCCCCGACATGCCTGCCTGCAGGATTGTTGTTAAAGTACATCCACCTGCTCACGGCTCTCCTCCTCTATCTCCTCGACATACAGCTCCGCATCATGCAGGCATCTGAACCGTCTGAGTGCGCTCAGAGCCACCTTGGCCGTCATCCCGCAGGCCATGAGCCTTGCGATCAGCTTATTCATCCAGATCCCCTCCTTTGGCCTGATTCTGACTCTTTTGGAGCACTTCAGCGAGAAACCAGAGATGCGGATTTCGTGCATCTTTCAGCCGCAAAAAGGGCATAAAAAAAAGACCGCCGAAGCGGTCATGCTTCAGCGGTTTACTTACCGGTTTCTTACTATCCCGACATACTTGCCGGAGTGGATCCTGTAATCCGGGTATTCTGCGTCCCTGGGCACGAACCAGTCGCGCCCGATCTTTACTGCGCCCGGCAGGTTGCCCCTCCGGCACTTATCCGTCACCGCGCTTGCAGATTTGCCGATCTTTTCGGCGTACTCCGCAGCCGGGATCATGTTGGAGAAATCCATCAGCGATCCTCCTCAATGTCTGTGTAGACCTCGCACGCGGCTGCGGCATCCGCATCCAGCCAGCCCTTCAGCCCGTCATAGGGGAAGACCAGCCCGGTGACTCCGGCAGCCAGGATTGCCTGCTTCATCGTCAGATAGCCGTAATCCTCGCTCGCGCCATCCGGCACAGCGCACTCCGCATAGATCCTCCGGTCCTCGCTGATCAGGTAGTTCACGCCGCCCTGGAAGTGCCGTCCAGATCCAGCTTCAAAGATCATCCTCATTTTTCTTCTCCTCCTCAGTCAATCGCGGTCAGGGTCACGTCGCCATTCTTCAGCATCTCGACATAATCGGGATCAGCATTGCCTTCGCAGTCGCTGATGTAATCCTCGGCGGTATAATCCGAGTCAGCGGTGATGGTGTCGATAGGGGAGATCTTGCCGTCCTCTCCGCGATAATCGACCTCGTACTTCCTCTGGCAGACCACCCGGTCATAAGCCCGGCCAGTCTCAGCCTTGACGCAGGCCCGCATCTCCGCGTCCGTCAGGAGATGGTTGATCCCTGAGATCAGCTGACCATCCTCGTCATAATCGACATCCATCACGGTCCAAAGGCCGTCCCGGTAATCGTTGATCATGATCAGCCCGTCCGCCTGGTGCCGGATGATGTCTCCAACCTTTACTGTGTACTTCATTGCGTTTGCCCTCCTTATTCTTGCCGGTCCCGTCCGGCTGAGGATATAATACCACTCTAATCTGGCATTGTCAACATGAAAAACAAAAATCCCCGGCTATTTGCCGGGGACATGTCTGAAGATCTTCTCCTGCCCTTTGTAGACGATCTGCTTGGTGCATCTTACGCTCAGGTCAAACTCCTCCGCGAGCCTTTCATAGGTGATACCGTCGAAAAGCCTGCGGCGAAGGATGGCACGGTCTCGCTCTGCGTTTCGGCCCAGGATCCACTCATGCATCAGGGCCTCAATCTCGCTCCTGGAGAGCTCCGGCATCATCCGTTTTTGACCCTCCCGGTGCCGTGGCACTTAGGGCAGGTTTTCATAGGATTCTGGCTGTTGGTCCTCCTGACTCTCACCGTCAGTCTCTGTCTGACTATCGTTGCCATTATAGTTAATGCTCCCTTCTCCTGTGTTCAGCAGAGCCATCGCATAGCTCTTGTCAGAGCGGACCTCCTGCTCATAGGATACGGTCTCGAACTGGCTCTCATAGATGATCCAGCCTGCATTCGTTACGAAGAGCATCAGAATGGCAATCAAAAACGCGACAAACCAGCGTTTATTCAGCCGCTCCATCCTGGACATCTCACCCTCATGGACATAATACGGCATGCTGACCGCCTGCTGCTCTTCGGTAAAATCTGTAAAGTTCTCGCTCATGGTTTCGCCCCCTTTATGTAGGATGATACCATGATCAGCCCTCCGCGTCAATTTCTTCGGCCTCTTCTGCGGGAGGCTCGTCAACCTGGAGCATCGGCGCACCGGCTCCGGCTGCATCAGCAAGCCCCTCGCCCACGATGTAGGCGATGACCGCCGCACCGGCCATGATCAGCGCAGCCACCTGGGTGGCAGTCTCCTGAGATCCATGCAGGGCCACGATCAGCATGGTCACAAACTCAGCCACGGCCACCCAGAACTTTCTGCTCGTCAGCTTACGGATAATATCCTCTTTGCTCATAATGGTTCTCCTTTCATCTTTCCGTCAGATAGTCGGTTATCATGCTCTCTGCCTCTTTAAGAGTCTCGACATGATTGCCCGTGATGTCGTGCTGGAGATGCGCAAGGCTTGCCCTGGCCAAAGCCCGGATACCTTTGCTGATGTCCTCTGACTGGCCCTCCAGGGCGTTCAGCCGGCGATTGTCGCGGTCAAACTTGCGATCCGACTCCTTGATATAGTCATCGATTGAGTCGAGCCGCTTGCTGATGGTGTCCAGCTGTCCCTGGATCGTCCCGTCTTGGATGGCATCGGCATTGCGCTGCCGCTCCTTGCGCTTGCGAAAAACCTCCAGCACTTTGTCCGCCAGGACAATCAGCGCACCGATCCCGACCACCCCAACCAGGGTATACCAGAGGATCGTCGGGCTAAGCCCCTCCACCTTGGGGAGATCTGCTGCGATCTGCTGCATTGGATTCACCCCCTCCCTACAGCCGTTCTGATAATCTCGATCTGCTGTTCAATGGTCTTCAAAGCCGCTTCAATCCTGTCCTTCTCTTCTTCGGTCAGGATATCGCCGCCACTTTCGCCGGACTGACCGTATTCAAGGTAATCGCTCATCATGTACCCGGATTTACCCTGATACTCGATCTGCATCCATTGACCTTGGTCAAAAAGAATCTCGACCGCCGACCCGACCGGGACTTTGGCGATGATCCCGCCCTGCCGACTGGGCTTGTCCCTCATGTTGACCGTGTTGCCGCTTCACCCCGGGGGAGGAACTAC